TTAGAGATATTAAATATGGCTGTGGACATCCTATGGGAACTTATTCCTCATGGGCTGTCTTTTCGCTTACGCATCATCTACTTGTTCAGTTCTGTGCCTACCATGTATTGCTTAGTAGGTATAAAACCGACCATGTAGATACACACCTCGATACACCTTGTGATGAATCTACAAAATCGTGGCTCTCACATATGTTAGAGCGTGCATCCCCAGGTTTATTCAAGAACCTGTGGTACACGCGATACCAGATGTTAGGTGACGATATTGTATTCTTCGCAAATACTAGTTTTGAAAAAGCTGTATCCGATTTATACCTAGATCTTATGCCTTCTTTAGGTGTTGAAATACACCCTTCTAAAGGTTTCGACAGTACAAATGGATCTTTTGAATTCGCTAAAATGTTTATCAGGGACGGAAAATGTCTCAACGATCTCCGATGGGGTGAATGGGCTGGGCAGTATCAACCAGGAATGGTTGTTAATGCGGCTCGTCAGGCCATCGGAAGGAATTTTGAACTAGCTGACCTACGTGTATTTGTTGTAGGTGTTCTAGGTCTCATTCCGGTAAACATTGAGAAGAAACTCTCACACTTTCTTCAAGTGGAATCTCTTTGGGAGAAGACGTTTGCGTCCCTCTCGAAAGAAGCTCCGTACCTACTGTGTCTAGTACTCCGACTTAATATGTCGGTGTACCAGATCGGCGTCCATTCATGGGTGTCTTACTGTATGGGAACAGCACAACTTCCATGCATTGGGCAGCCAACCTCTCTTTACGACCGTGAATACTTCAGAATTGAACGCATCCTTGATCTTATTAGATTGGTCACAGTTGGTCCATCTAAGGTGTTTAAGTTTGTTGCTAGTATTGACAATGCAATTATCGCTACTATATTTTCCTTCTTTAAGAAAAGAGTCTATCCTTGGGATACTGGAGATAGGCATCTCTCAGAATTTCGAGGTAGACTCCGGTCTCTTCTATTATATACTCAGATCGGTTTTGCCTTCTTCTTGAGTCATCCCGCTCTCATTAGCCTCGATGTTACAACTTCGTCTTTCGACGATCGCAACAGAGAAGATCTTGAAGGCGGATATGGTCTCTTGGAGTATGCACCTGAAATGGCTATAACTCTAGATGAGAATATTAAGAATAGTGATGCTGCAGAACTCGACAAGATACCTTGTATATCCTATAATTCC